TCGTCGCCTCCTGACCTACCCATGCGGACGAGTCCAGCATTTCGGCCAGTGCGTCCGCCAGCCGACTCGCCTGTGCTTCGGACAGAAACAGGGTCGTGAAGCCGTCGCCCAACTTGACGGACACAAAGTCTGAGTGCTTCGTGGCGCCGAAGTGGTCGGCGTCCAGTGCCAGATGCAAGGAGACTGACGTGAACGTCGGGCCGTCCTCGTCGTCGAAGTGCGTGACGTGGATGCTGTTCATGCCGTGCGGGGTTGAGCCGTCCTTGGCGTCGTAGCGGTGGACGTACCGTTCGCTGCCTGCGGTGGTTTCGGTGGTGGTGTTGTTCATTTCGTTCCTCCTACTTCTAGGTTCAATCGGCTGTTCGGTCCGGGCGTGAATCGGAGGACTTCAGTTCTGTCCTCGTTGTACCAGAGGAAGGATGCGCCGCTGATTCGCACCGACTCTCCGTAGGTGTTCTCGAAGTAGAGGGAGGAATCGGCATCATTGTTGATCTCGTTCCACTCGCCTCTAGCAAGCAGTCCGGTGATGGTGACTCCCATTTCCTTCGCTCGGTTGATTTCGTGATTGATCCGGTCGGCGGTAATTTCGTCTGATCTGAGTTGAGGCGTGTAGGGCATTAGTTCGTTTCTCCTAGATGGCGACGTGGTTGCCGAAGTCGATGGCGTATGAGTCGAGTTCGGTGCTGGGGTCGATGTGGCTGAGTGTTCTCAGGACGTGAGCCTTGTTGGCTTTCACGATGAGTCCGAAGAGTGACGGTGAGTTCACGGTGACGGTGACGCCGGGTCGGTTGATTGCTTTGCGAAGGTCTTCGACTGTGTAAAGTTCTGTGGCTTCGGTCATTTCGTTCCTCATTTCCTTGCGCATGGTGCGACGTCGATGTGATCCATACCCTCAGCGATTCCGTCTTCGCTTCCGTACTCATATTCTCCGTCGAAGTAGTCGAGTGCTTCGGCGAAGTCGATGCCTGCGAGCCGGAGGGCGGCTGCTGGGGTGTCGGTTTGGAAGGTCTCGGTTGCGTTGGTGTCGAACCGGAAGGCTTGGCGGCTGGTGTGTTGGCATCCGGTCTTGTGAAGGTGCGGTTCGCCTTGCTGGTAGTAGAGGGTGTAGCTGGTGGTCATGTTCGCTCCTGTGTGGTTGCGGTGGCTGTTGCTGGTGTGGTGAATGTCTGTGCTCCGTTTCCGACTGAGAGGCTGATGAGGAGGAGGGCTGCTGCCATGATCCTCTGGGTTCTCTTGGTCTGGGTGGCTGTTTGCATAGTGCAAGTATATAGCTCAGATAACATCCTGTCTATATTTGAGGTAACATTCCGTCTGGTACGTAACCGGAGAAACATAGACATAGTGCGGGTTGTGGGACATTCCTTCCGGATGCGTAAAGGAATCTGGCAGTTCACAGTTTCAAGTACGGGTTTGCTGCCGGTTTGACAGCTAGGCTCACCGGCAACCGTGGCTCGGTGCCGGGGTCGGTTGTTCGTTCCTCCTTCCCCGCGCACCGAGGCCCGGGCAACCGGACAGGAGGAACCCGTGGCAACAATCAGAACCACGAAACAAGTCCAGCTCACCACTATCCAGCCGCACCCCGAGAATTACAATCACGGTGACGCCGGCGCCATCTCACAGTCGTTGCAGCATCACGGCCAGTACCGCGCCATCGTTGTATCCGAAGTGACAGGGAATATCCTCGCTGGGAACCACACGTATCTCGCTGCGCAGATGAACGGTGAGACGAAGATGCTCGCCCACCTGATACCGGACCTCACACCTGAGGATGAGATACGGATCATGGTCGCTGACAACCAGTACGCGAAACTGGCATACACCGATGACAATCTGCTCTCAGAATTACTTCAAGAGCTCAGCGCATCCGATGATGGTTTGATAGCGACAGGTTGGGACGGTGATGGTCTGGACAACTTGCTCACTGATCTAGCAGCCGACGACATGTCGGTATACACGAACAAAGTCGAGGCACCGGTGTATGAACCAACTGAAGAGGTTCCCCCACCGATCACAGACCTCATTGACCGGACACGAACCGATCGACTGAAAGCTGCTCTGGACAAGACAGACCTTCCCAACGACTTACAGGCGTTCCTTCACTCAGCGGCAGAGCGACACACTGTGCTCCGCTTCGACCTCATCGCCGAGTATTACGCCCACGCTCCTGCAGATGTCCAACGACTCTTCGAGGAGTCAGCTCTTGTCATCGTGGACTTCGACCAAGCAATTGAACAGGGCTTCGTTCAAATGCAGAGCAGCCTCACTGCCATCTTTGAAGACGAGTATCCCGATGCGTAACGATTTCGGTGTTCTGATCATCACACACCAGCGGCCTCACAACCAGATCACACTCGAGTTGCTTCGCCGCAGGGGATACACAGGCCCAATCTGGTTCGTTATAGACGATCAGGACCCAACCGCTGACGAGTACCACAAACTGTTCGGGGACAAGGTGCTCGTATTCTCCAAACCTGAAATAGCTGAAACGTTCGACGAGGGTGACAACTTCCATGATTACCGGGCAGGGGTGTATGCCAGAAATGCGTGCTGGGGGTTTGCCCGCCAGCTAGGTCTCAAGTTCTACATTCAGATCGATGATGACATCAATTCCTTCTCATGGCGACGCATGGGGATCAAGAACGGCGAGTACAAGCTCGGCTCTTGGATGACACATCAGCTCGATGACGTGTTGGAGAAGATGATCCGATTCGTTGAAGGAACAGACACGCAAGGATTCTCCGTGTCACTTGGAGGGGACCGTATCGGCGGCGTGAAGAACCAACGATTCGGAGAAGGCAAACTCGTGTTGCAACGGAAACCGATGGGCCTGTGGCTAGTTGCCACTGACCGTCCGTTCCCATTCATCGGTCGCATGAACGACGATGTGAACACGTACATGACGTTGGGTAACCGCGGCGGCTTGTTCTTCACATACTCCGGCCTGCAGATAGACAACCCACCGACACAGACTCAGTCCGGTGGCATGACCGACATCTACCTTGCCCGCGGCACATATCAGAAGACGTTCTACACCGTGATGATGGGACCGTCATACACGACGATTAGAACAATGGGGCTAAGTAGCCGCCGAGTCCACCACAACATCAAATGGAACCACGCTCTCCCCATGATCGTCCCTGAGAGGATACGGAAATGAGGGTCGGGATTATCGGAGCCGGTTGGGCTGGGGCAACCGCAGCACGGTACCTCACAGACAACGGGGCACAGGCACATGTGATCGAAGCAACTACAGGAGTCGGAGGTCACGCCCGAACAGAGACTATCGAGGGAGTGATCTACGAACCGTACGGGCCTCACATCTTCCACACAGCGAACCCCGACGTGATCCGGTTCGTGAGCCGGTTCGGATTGACCACACCGTTCGAGCATTCAGTCCTCACTGAGATCATGCCAGACGGACCCGAAGGCGACCGCTTCACTCTGTCTTGGCCTCCGCAAGTATCAGAACTTGAGCGACTGCCACAATGGCCCACCATCCGTGACGAGATCAATGATCTACCCGACCCCGGTAACAACTTCGAGACTATGGCAATATCGATGCTTGGCAGGACCGTGTACAACTGGTTCATCAGGGACTACACACGCAAACAGTGGGACAGGGAACCTTCAGAACTCGCCGCTGATCTTGCACCACAGTTGGAGTTGCGCCGTGACGGATACCGGCGACTGTTCAAAGACCCCTATGAAGTGTTCCCTGTTCAGGGATACACCAACATCATCGAATCAATACTGGAAGGGCTACCAATGACACTTGGCTGGGAAACATCAGTCGATGATCTCGATGTCCTAGCCCGCACCCATGATGCTCTGCTCATCACTGCCCCCCTCGACCTGTTCACCCACCAACCCAACATTCTGGCTTGGCGCGGTATCCGCAATGTCGCCCGCTACTACCCCGAAACGGAACAAACCGAGACTGACGCCTATGTCGTGAACCGCCCCAACCTATCTGTCCCATACACCCGAACCGTGGAAACGAAACACGCCACCCAACAACGGATCACTGGCACAGTCGTATGTGAAGAACACCCCGGCGCCGATGCACGCCACTACCCTGTCCCAACCCCAGACCGGAGATACACGAAGATCAATGTCGCCCTACAAGAGGAAATCACAGAAGCATCCCCTGTCCCTGTCGGATTCACAGGACGCCTCGCCGAGTACCGCTACATCAACCAAGACCAAGCCATACAAGGAGCGATCGAAGCAACCGACCTATTGTTGAACCGATAGCTTTGAATCGAGGAGGAACGAATATGGCAACGAAGACGAAAGCGAAACCGAAACGGGGCCGCCCATCGAACGCTGAGAAGGCGGCACAGCAAGCGGAGATTGCAAGCCGTCGCGCAAAGGTCGCAGCGTTAGCTTTGACGTATGTGCCACAGAACCAGATTGCGCGACAGTTGGGTGTGTCCACGGCGACGGTCAGTGGTGACCTGAAAGCAGTGAAAGCGGCGTGGCTCGCTGACGCAAAGACCGACGTGCAAGAGGCAGCCGTCATGGAGCTTGCGTCACTTGACAGGTTGGAGACACAACTGTGGGTGCAGTTCATGTCGCAGGAACAGACCACGATCCGTCACTACAACGATGAGGGGACGATGATCCGGCAGCAGCAGGTGGACAAAGTGTCGGTTGCTGAACGGACCCGCACCGCATTAGCGATCCTGCAAACGAAGAACCGACGGGCAAGGATGCTTGGCTTCGACCAGCCAGACCTATTGGAGGTGCGGATCACATCACAGCAGGTACAGGACGAGATTGCGCGACTACGCGCCAAGCACGCCGAGCAGGGACCGCATGCACTCCCTGCATGACGATGCGTCCTATGACGAACTCGCTGAACTCGCAGAGTGGCAACTAGTGGACGCCGGAATCCCTCGCTGGGAACCTTTACCGCATCAGATACCGCCAGAGGGTGACTGGTTCTTCTGGGACATGGAGACAGGACGTGGCGCAGGCAAGACCGCAACGGCATCCCACTACGTCGCTGACCATCTGAACGGCCCTCCGTGTATCTCCTCCAAAGTGCCGCATCGTGTCGCGCTGATCGCACCGACCTTAGGTGATGCTATCGAGTCGGCGTCACTGACTGACATGGCCCTTGCCCGTCTCCATCCCAATGCACACTTCGGGTCCTCTGGTGGCGGTTCAATGGTGAAGTGGCCGGGAGGTTCACAGATCAGACTATTCGGTACTCACACCGCTGAGGACGTGGAACGGCTCAGGGCTGGTGGCAACCGTTGTCTGGTGTGGGCAGAGGAGCTTGCGGCGTGGCGGCATCTTGCAACGGCTTGGGAGATGATGCTGTTCGGGTTGCGTCTCGGACCGAACCCGCAGGTGGTAGCTACGACAACACCGAAACCGAGACCGGCCTACATCGAGATCCGTGAACAGGCAGACCACATTACACACGCCACCACGCTCGAGAATCCGAACCTGAACCAAGGTGTCCGTGACCGGCTGGAAGCCCTGTATAGCGGTACGTCTATCGGGGAGCAGGAGCTGTACGGGAAACTCATTGAGGAGGCGCATGGTGCCATCTGGACCATTGCCCTCATAGAACAGTCACGCCGCCACGACCTACTCGACCTGACACCAGAATCGTTGCTGACCCGAGTGGTGGTCGCTATTGACCCGCCCGGTGGTGCAACGGAGGCAGGGATCGTAGTGGCCGGCACGTTGACCGACTGCCCCTGCGGGAACGCCGCCACTCTCCCACACTACGCCGTCCTCGAGGACGTGTCCGGGAAGCTCACACCGGAACGGTGGGCGTCCGTGTCTGTCGATGCGTATCACCGTTGGGAAGCAGACCGGATTGTGGCAGAGGTGAACTACGGCGGTGACATGGTCCAGTCAGTGATCAAGAACGTGGATGCGACTGTCCCGTATAAGGATGTGAGAGCGACACGTGGCAAGAAGATCCGGGCCGAACCGGTCCTCGCCCTATATGAACAGCAACGCATCCATCACGTCGGCACGTTCGATGCATTGGAATCTGAGATGGTTCAATGGGTGCCAAACGAATCGGACTGGTCGCCAAATAGGCTAGACGCGATGGTGTGGGCGCTATCGTTCCTATCCGACCGAAGTGACGGCAAATGGTGGTCCGCATAAGGAGACAGCATGGGAATAGTGAAGGAGCTACAACTAGGGCTGGCCATCAAGGCTGCAGGTGTGAACGATCTACTGTTCCCCCAACTGACGTCATGGTCACTCCCGACCCGGCAACGTCTCGACGTTCGGAAGGTCGGTGACGGTCTCTCCAACTCGGCGGCGTTCAGCGTCGTCACTTCGATGGGTCGCGCATTCTCGGAACCAACCATACGTGAGTATGAACGCATCGACGGGATAGACACACTGGTTGACGACTCACCGACAGCGCAACTATTGGACGAACCGAACCCGTACATGGAATCCGACCTCCTCTGGGTGTACACAGTGGTCGCTATCGCCACGACCGGTGCCTCCTACTTCCATAAGGTCCGGAACCAGATCGGTGACGTCATCGAACTGTGGCCCCTATACCCGGCGTTCGTGACACCGCACACCCCGAAGGACGGGTCCGTGTTCATCGACCGTTGGGAGTACCAGATCCCGGGTCGCACGAAAGTCAACATTCCCGCTGAGGACATCATCCAGTTGCGGTGGCTCATCGACCGTGACGATCACCGCATCGGATGGTCACCACTCAAACAGGTCCTATCCGAAATCTTGCAGGACGACGAGGCGCAACTGTTCACGACGGCGCTGCTCTCCAATCTCGGTGTGCCGGGTGTGATCCTGACACCGAAAGACCCGTCCGATCCGGGGCCACAGGGACCGGCCCGTACCGCCATGCTTGAGGACTACAAACAGAAGTTCGGTGGGACACGCCGAGGCGAACCGCTGATCATTGGTGGCGGCGGCATGAACGTCGAAGTGGTGTCGTTCTCACCCCGACAGATGGACCTCACTGCACTCAGACGAGTACCGGAGGAACGCATCTCCGCAGCGGTCGGTTGGCCTGCCATCCTCTCCGGACTGGGTGCCGGTCTCACCGCAACATCTGGTCGTGGCGAATCTGCCACCATCAGGGAACACGCCACCGAATCGACACTGGTCCCACTGTGGCGACTGGTCGCCAAGCAACTGACACGACAACTGTTGCGTGAAGTGCAGGAGGACCAGAAACGGCAACTCAGATTTGATCTCACTGAGGTGCGTGCCTTGTCACAGGACGAAGACCTCACAGTGAAACGCCTCGACACTGCTATACAGGGCGGCTGGGCAACGGTCGCTGAGGGGCGGCGCACTATCGGGTTGCCTGTCCTCCCTGAGCATGACGTGTTCCTGCGCAACATTTCACAGGAAGCGATCGGTGAAGCAGAGGACGCCACCTTGGATGAAGACGATGGCGACGGCAGCGCAGACTCGTAAGCGACGAGCACGGCTCGACAAGGCAATCACGAAAGCGTTCACACCGCCGATAGCTCGAGTGATCCGACAGGAGAAGGCACGTGTCGCTGCCGCCACCACCGAGGCACAAATGGTTGCCGCTGTCAGGGTGTCAGAGTGGAAGAAGGTGCTGGTGCAACTGTGGCTATCCGACCCGTTGCTGAACGTGTGGGACGCGCAACAGAAACAGCTCGGGACAGACTTGCCGATGCCGAAGGAAGTGAAGGCACAGTTACGCCGTATCGCTGAGGCCCACGGCACGTCGATTGCTGAGACGAGGCGTGCCCGGATCAAGGCCCGCCTAGATGACTGACAGGTTCCGTCCCGAACGCACATTCCGATCCACCCGACGGCAGGTACTGTCGGACCTGTATACGGGTGTCACGAACCAAGCAGGTGCCACCGCCTTCACCGAAGCCTTACAAGCCACCGAAACAGTCCGGTACGAATCGGCCCGCCACTCATCGGACACTGCCACGTTCCGTCTCAAGAAAGTGTGGTTCACACAGGGCGACAACAAGGTCCGGTCGACACATGCAAAGGTGAACGGCCAGTCACGGTTCATGCGCGACCCGGGAGGCCGGAAACGCCGTTCCACGTTCCGTGTCGGTGGCACCAATCTGGAACATCCAAGACAGCCGGGAGGCTCCCCCGGTGAGGTCATCAACTGTCGCTGCTTCTTGGAGTACCGAAAGGTGCGGTCGCGACGCCGCCGATGATGCTAGCCTCTTCGACGATAACCACCCCACGTGGGAGGCGATGATGGACATCAAGACATTCACAGCGAAGGACGTCGAGTTCGACGACGACGCCGGGACCGTCAAAGCGGTCGTCGCGACGTTGAACGTGATCGACAAGGACGGTGACGTCACCCTCCCCGGTTTCTTCGGTGAACAGCCGACAGCTATTGCCAATGCGCACGATCGTGGTCGTGTCGGTGGCAAGGGCATCATCAAAGACAACGGCAATGTTGCTGTCTTCGAGGGCAAATATTTCCTCGAGACGATCGAGGGACGTGAGCAGTACCTCACTGCCAAAGCGATGGGTGACTTGCAGGAATGGTCCTACGGATACCACCTTCTTGAAGGCGGGTCGAAGCGTGGGCAGCACGACGGGCAGAGCGTCCGTCTCCTGCAAGGCAAGGACGACGGCACCCCCGGTGTCCGTGTCGCAGAAGTATCGACCGTACTGGTCGGCGCCGGTGAAGGCACCGGAACGATCGGCATGAAGGAACAGGGTCTACGCTTCGTGGAGCAGGCCGAACAGACCGCCCGGGCAGTCGAACTGCTGCTGGGCCGTGCCGAGGAGATCAAGGAACTGCGTGCCGAGAAAGGCACCGTCCTTGGTGACGAAGCCGTGGCTCGTCTCCTCGACGTCAAGGCAAGGCTGCACGCCGCAGCCGAAATGTTCGGGGACCTGACACAGGTCGCCTCGACACCCGATCACACTCTGCCGATGTTCGACGTGCAGCGCAACCTCGCTGACGCCCGCGCACTGGTAGGAAGGACATCATGACTGCATTGAAAGAACGAATTGAGAAACTGACCGCCAAGTCAGACGAGTTGGCGAAGGTCTTCCAAGAGGCCGGTGACGAGATGGACATGGACCTCGTCAAGTCCATCGAAGGTTCCGACAACCTCACCTCCGAACAGAAGGTTGCTTGGATCCGGGAACGTGACGAGGAGATCACCGAACTCACCGCTCTGGTCCGTGAAGCGTCGGAGCTTGAGAAGTCGCGTGACGGCAACGAGAAGATCGCATCGATCCTTGACCTCATTGATCAGCCCGCCAACATGATCCCTCACCCGGACAGCAAGCCGAAAGGCGACGAGAAGGAAGCGACATTCGGTGAACGGTTCTTCAAACAGTTCGACCCGGATCAGAAGGGCAAAGAGTTCACGCTCGACATCGAAGCGAAGACACTGTTCGAGACGTCCGCAGGTTGGGCACCGGAGTCGGTTCGTACCGGCCGGGTAGTCGACTTCGCTGTCGCACCGATCCGCATCCTCGACTTCATTCCGCGCACCACAACCGATTCGGCTGCGGTCGTGTACATGGTGGAATCCACCTACACGCAGAACGCTGCTGAAGCTGACGAAGGTGGGACGTATGCCGAGTCAGCGTTCGCGCTCACGGAGACGACTTCGACGGTGCGTAAGCTCGCTCACTTCATCCCTGTCACCGACGAACAGTTGGAGGACGAGGCGCAGGCGAGCGGGTATCTGGATCGGAACATGAGGAAAGGCCTCGATGAGCGTCTCGCTTTGCAGGTGATGGTCGGTGACGGCACCCCGCCGAACCTGTCCGGCATCTTGGATCGTTCAGGCATCCAGACACAAGCCAAGGGAGCGGACCCGACACCGGACGCTGTGTACAAGGCACTCACGAAGGTGCGTATCGACGGTGACGGTGAACCGAACCTCGTCGTGATGCATCCGAACGACTGGCAGGACATACGTCTACTCCGCACCACGGACGGCATCTACATCTGGGGTTCACCCTCAGAGACAGGCCAGTCCACGATCTGGGGTCTCCCGGTTGCGCAGGAGTCCCGCCTGACGGAGAACACTGGCCTTGTCGGTGACTTCGACTATGCCGAACTGGCGTTCAAGCGTGGCATCGAGGTGAAGGTGACAGACTCGCACTCTGACTACTTCATCAAAGGCAAGCAGGCGGTACGTGCCGATCTGCGGGTCGCCTTTCAGGTGTACCGCGATGCGGCGTTCTGCGAAGTCACAGGCATCTAGGAAGCGGAGCGACACTGTGGGGGCCGCGCATGGCCTCCACAGTAGACCTCTGATAGGAGGACAGAATGGGAATCAACCCGACCACTGCAGGCCAGATCGTGACCGGTGGCAACCCGATCCTCGGTGCAGGAACAGTGAACCCGCTTTCAAGCCGTGGCGTACCAGTCGACGGTGTGGACGGTGTAGCTGCTCAAGGCACACTCGTGATCGCCGAGGAGGCGGTAGGTGGCATCAACTCGCAAGGCACATTGACGATCGCAGATCCGGTCATTGACGGTGACACGTTCCTGATCGGCTCAACCGAGTACACGATGCGCGACGTACCAGCCGCAGCGTATGACATCTTCATCGGTGCTGATGAGGCTGCGTCGAAGGTGAATATCGTTGCGGCGATCAACGAATCAGGAACCCAAGGCGTCGAGTATTACCACCAGACATCGGCACACCCTGACGTATCGGCGGCAGCGTTCGCAGGTGGCGGACCGAACGACACTTGTGTCCTGACGGCGAAGGCTATGGGTACGGCAGGTGACGCCATCGACACCACTGAGACGTTCGACGAGGCCGCCAACATCTTCGATGCTGCGACCCTTGGGACAACGACAGCAGGTGTCGCACCTGACACGATGACGATCGGGACCACCGTGTACCGTTTCGCTGACGTACCGGAGCAGGCATACGACATTGACATGGGCGGTTCGGAAGCGAACACGAAACTGAACCTTGTCGCTGCCATCAACGCATCAGGGACAGAAGGCGTCGAGTATTTCGCAGGCACACTCATCCATCCGACAGTGAGCGCAGCAGCGTTCGCAATCGATGACTGTGTACTCACAGCGAAGTCGACCGGCACCGCAGGCAACGCGATCGCCACCACCGAAACATTCGACGGCGACACCAACATCTTCGACGCTGTGGTCCTTGGCACGACCGCTACTGGTGTGGATGACGTCGACGGTGAGTATGAGGGCATCATCGCCGCCGGTGGATACGTCAACGACTACACGAACGAAGACATCTACGAGAACACCGGGACACAAGCCAAGCCTGCGTACACGAAGATGAACGCATGAGTGTGACCGCAAGCCGTGACCTGTACCTGAACAAGGCGAAGGACAAGGCCGTACCGGCAGGACCGGAGGCTGCGTTCCTTCTCAAACGGAAAGGCGGCGAAGTCCCACGCGACTTTGAGCATCTCGTCACTAGAGGCGGCAACCCACGCAAGTCAGGCACGAAGGAACAGAAACCACAGGAGGACAAATGAGCAGACCAGAGAAGATGGGGATCGGTGACGCGGTTGCCGCAGTCCTCAGCAGGGTGAGAAAGCCGCAAGAGAAGATGGGTGCGAGGGCCAAACGCGGTTGCCGCAGTCCTCAGCAGGGTGAGAAAGCCGCAAGAGAAGATGGGTGCGAGGGCCAATGTCCATGTCGTACACAAGCGTGGCGACGTCGTGCTTGCCGACTATTGGGGCGAGAACCTCGTCACCGACCGTGGCGATGAGCACATCACTGGACGCATCATCGAAGGCGACACCGAACTGATCGCCACCGGCATGAAGCTCGGTAACGACGGTGCGACACCTGAAGCGAAGAACGGTGCCGGTGCCGGGATGGTTGCATACATCACCGGCTCCAACGAAGCCCTCGACGCTGCTCCGACAGATGCGACGAAGGGTGCAGGTGCAGGGTGGCGTGCCACGTTCGTCTGCACTTGGGCTGCAGGCGACGTCACAGACGCCGACATCGAAGAGGTGTGTCTGACGAACCAGACGGCGCTCGCTGACAACACGTCAGCGGTAGCGGACACGATCGCTCGGTACCAGTTCGCTGCTGCGATCGACAAGCAGGCTGGCGACTCCCTCGAGGTGACTTGGCAGATCGACGTCCTCGGCGCATAGGCGAAACGACGTAGGCGATGTGAGGGGTCGGCCTGTAGTGGTCGGCCCCTCCATCTGATTCAGGAGGCGTGTCGTGCCAATCACCTTCATTGACTCTGCGCGACAGACGGAAGCAGCCGGAACGTCGCTGACATTTGCAGCGTCCGCTATTCCGGCGTCGTCTATCCAGACAGATGACCATCTCCTACTTATCGCAGCGAAGGATGACGACCCCGCTTTCAGCAACTCCTTGTCTGACTCGTCGGGTGAGAGCTGGCGAAGAACTGCGTATCGGTCCATCGGTGATTTTGGTGATGACCTCTCGATGGTTGTCTTCGGTCGACGTATAGGCGCATCAGAAGTTGCTGGGGGTTCTGTCGAAATTACGCTTGATTGGACCGACTCTGAATCTTGCATCGCAAACCTCATTCTCTTCCGTGGAGCCGACAGCACTGGCCCATACACATACGACGGCGTCAACTCGGTTTATGGCGAGCAGGTCAACTCGAATGCGCCAGATCCGCCCACTGTCACTATCGGTTTAGAGATCGGGGATATGGTCGTTGCTATGGCCCATTCCCGGTCGTTGGGTCTTGACCTCACACCGGGTTCGCCAGATATCAGTACGCCGTCCGGGTACACCGGCCTCGCTGGTCAGGGTGGGTCGAAAGCGGGAATGGACCAAGAGGGCACCGGCACCGGTGACGCTCAACTGTTGATGGC